AGATAATGGACATGGAGCATGACATAGGGCAGTGGGCGAAATCGCACGGTTGCACTGGTGGAATGATGACAGGTCGGTTAGGATGGAAAAAACCATTAACGGAAAACGGTTGGAAATTGCAGCATGTAAGTTTCCACAAGGAGATTGAAAATGTCTAAGGGCGGCACACAATCAACGCAAGCCACACTGCCAAAGTGGTTTGAAACGGGATTGCAGCAAGGCGTTGGAATGGGTCGTGATTTAACGCCCCTTATGAGTACATATATTCCTGAAAGCGGACCTACGGTTGCAGCACTGTCACCGCAAGAGCAACTTTCTCAGCAATATACAAACATGGCAGCACAATCTTTTGGAATGCCGACAGTCGATACATCTAGCTATCTGCCGCCAGTACAAAACATGGGTGGCATACAGGGTTATTCAGCGCAGCCAATGATTGATCAGATGATAAGTAACGTTCCGCAAGGGCAGCGCGATTATATTGAAAGTTTCGGAATTAGCGACACAGGCGAAATCGGTTTAAGAGCGCCTCAAAATCAACCAGTAGCCTTGGAAATGCAGGGCGGTGGTCGCGGTAAGTAGGAGAGTAACATGGGCGCAGGCGCAAATCCACAAATGACAGCCAACCCGTTTGCACAGGCATCGGGAGCGCAACAAGGCGCACTGGCAGGCACAGCGGCTGGTATGACCTACCAACCCTCACAGGTGCAAGCAACATCATACCAAGCAGCCGATCCGACACAGTTAATGGCTGGTTATCAAAACCCATACGAAAACCAAGTTGTTCAACAAACACTGGCAGACATCGGGCAAGCACAAGATATTGCTTTGAACCAGATGGGCGCACAAGCAACAGCGGCAAATGCATTTGGTGGATCACGCCAAGGCGTTGCAGAGGCGCAGACACGTTTGGGATATGGCAAGCAAGCAGCAAACACGATAGGACAACTTCGCCAGCAAGGTTTTAACACTGCACTAACAGCGGCACAAAACCAAGCAGCAGCACAGAACGCAGCATCACAGTTTGGCGCACAAGCTGGCATGACAGCGCAGCAGTTGAACCAGATGGCAGGTTTGCAAGGCGCACAGCAGCGTCTAGGCGCAGCTTCGCAGCTAGGAAACTTAGGTCGTCAGTCCTTTGGCTACGGTCAGCAGATACAGCAGCAACAAGCGCGTGAAGGTGCGATGCAGCGTCAAATCCAGCAACAGTTGATTGACCAAGCGCGTGGCGGCTTCCAGAGATACACAGGTGCGCCAGCACAAGGGTTAAGTACACTTCTAAGCACTCTATCAGGTGTGCCGAATGTGACAGGTCAGCAGCAATCGTTCCAGCCTAGCCTCTTTAATTACTTGCAGCTTGGCGCACAGATGATGCCTAGATAAAGGTTTACTATGGACAGCCCTTTTCCACGGATACCCTTTCAAACGCAGTTAGACTTTCTGTGGTCTGAGCTAGAGGGGCCAGAGAAGAAAACCTTAGAGGCGTTTCAGTCGGGTGGTTATATTACGCCGCAAGACTATGCAGAAGCTTTTGAAAAGTTGTTTGAGCGTTCGGGTGGCTCCGCATTGGATACACGCAAGAATTACGCTTTAGAAGTCTTTAAGGGTATGGAAGACCCATTGAACCCGCAAGGTTTGTCGCAGAACGCGGCGATTGCTTATAACTACCTGCTGAACAAAGGTCTAAACCCGCCACAAGCATCGGGTATTGTTGGGAATTTAATGGCTGAAAGTTTTGGATCAATAGACCCAGCGGCATACAATCCAAGTGGTGGTGGTCAAGGCGCATTGGGCATTGCGCAATGGCGTGGCCCTAGATTGGAAAATCTGCTAAAATTTGCGGGAATGAACGGAGAAAAACCAATGGTACAAACAACATTTGGATCGGGAGTACCGACTGCTGGCACTATCTTTCCCCAGCAACAGCAAAAGCAAGGTTTACAAGGATTGCTTCAAAGGTTTATGCAGCCTAACCAGACAACAGGCTTAACAGGCCCAGAGAACTTTGCACAAGCACTAGATGCATTGATCCTTCCAGAAGCGCGTATGGGTGAGCAGATTAGAGCGCGTGGTGCGCAACGTCTAGCGAGTGGATCACGAAACCAGACTATTGCAATGTTGCAAGCAAAGGCGCGAGGTGGAGACAGAATAGCGGCACAATTATTAGCGGCTTTAGAGACAAAAGCGATTGATGCAAAAACAGCGATGGCGACATACTTATCAGAAAGTCTAAAGCAGCCTATTTCAGCAAAAGACAAAACAAAAATGATTTCAGAGGCGCGTAAAGAGTTTACTGGTTTGCAGCGCGTTAAAGATTTTGACAAAGTTGCAAATGCTTATGGTCGTATCTCTGCAAGCGTCAAAGAGCCAAGCGCAGCGGGTGACTTGTCTTTGATCTTTAACTACATGAAAATGCTTGATCCTCAGTCTGTTGTCCGAGAGGGTGAATTTGCAGCAGCAGCGGCAGCGGGTGGTTATGGTGAACGTATTGCCGCGATGGTTCAAAAGCTAAAAGATGGTACATTGCTCACCGCAGCGCAACGTGCAGACTTTGTTGATCGTGCAAACAAATTGTACACAGAAGCAGAAAGCCTATACGACAACACGAGAAATCAATACATCACTTACGCAACCGAAGCTGGTTTTGATGACGATATTCTACCAGATTTCAGATACTCTGGTGAATTGTTGAAAAAGCCAACAATCTTGCAAGTGCCACCGCGTCCAGTAGAGTTTGCAGGTGATGATGCTGCTTGGGTTACGCATTGGCAGACAGCTACAGAACAGTACCGTAAAGAATATTTGGAGGCACTAAATGGCTGATGAAAAGAAATTACGGGAACTTGTAGCCCAAGCCAATCAGGGTGTCACGCCTGCTGGTGAGGTTCCAACAGAGAGATTTCGCACCGCAGCGCAGGGTCTAACGCTTGGATTTGCTGATGAATTAGAGGCTTACACGCGGTCTATGGCAACAGGTCGCCCAGTAGAAGAAATACTGGAAGAAATCCGCAGCGGCGTAAAAGCATATCAAGAAGCATACCCGCCAGAAGCTATAACATTAGAGTTAGGCGGTGCTGTTGCTCCAATGTTGTTTACTGGCGGTGGCGCAGCTATTCCAACTGCTGGGCGGTTGGCATTACGCGGCGGTTTAGAGGGTGGTGCATATGCGTTTGGTACTGGCGAAGGTGGTGTTTCTGAAAGAGCAGCAAGAGTTCCTTCAGGGGTAGCATTTGGCGCTGGTGGTGGAGTTGTAGGCGGTAAGCTGGCCCAGTATGGGATACAAGGATTTGAGGCTTTGGTAGATGCAGCGCGGCGCACTACAGGTCGCAAGGGTGCCTCTGTTGTAGAAAACGAAATACAGCGACTTGTAGAGCAAACAGGCAAGACACCAGATGAGATTGTGCAAGACATCGTTGATGGCAAGATATTAGCTGAAAACCGCACGATTGCAGCAGCGGTGAAAGCGTTAAGAGGTCAAGGTGGCCCAGCGGCAGGTACGATCCAAACTGCTTTAGAGCAAAGACCACGCAAGCTGCGTAGTGCAGCGCAAGCAGAAATCGCAAGCTACTTAGATGATGTCAGTGCTGATCCAGCAGCAACGGCAGTTCGCCGCCGTGCCACCAGTGAAGCAGAAACAGCAGCCGCAGAACGTGCAGCATATGCGCCGTTTAAAACTGAGCCTGTAAGCAACGATGTATTTATGGAACTTGCAAGAGTTCTGGAAAATGCTCCCGATGTAGGTGAAGGTCTAAACAAGATTGCGCGGCGACAAGGTGTTGAAGATTTATATTCAGTTGGAGAAGACGGTATCGTAAGGTTTGCGCGTAGACCTACAGTTGAGGAAGCTGAAAAGATACGGCGCGTGTTAAGTCAAACTTCTCGCAAAGAACAAATAGCGGGTGATATAGATTTATCTGGTGCGACAAAAGATATTGAGCAATCATTACGCTCTGCTTTGGACGTAGATGTTCCAGATTTGATGTCTACAAGGGCGCAAGCAGCGGCAGTGCGTTCAAACCGCGATGCATTCCAAGCTGGGCGTAGGGCATTAGCTGGTGATGTGAATGAGGTCATGGTTGATTTAGAGGATAAATGGGCCAAAGACCCACAGACATTGGCAAGTTTCCGCGCTGGGTTCTTAGCTGCGTTGCAAGGTAAATTTGCGACAGGTCAAGAGCGAACTGCATTGCGGAGAATGCTTGAAGAAGGCCAGAAAGAAGGAATGCTTTTACGAGCATTGATCCCTGATCCAAAAGATCAAGCGGCTGTTTTGCGTAAGCTAGACATTGCTGTAGAAAGTGAAGATGTAGCGCAAACAGTTCTAAGAAACACACAAACAGCAGAAACAATCATGGCCCGACAGGCGCAGAACGCAGGCGTAACAGCGGCAGAGGGTGTAGCGGCAGCATCTGGTGATATTAACGCTTTGCTATCTGTGACGAGAAAATTTGTAGATAGCTTTAGCCGTGATTTAACGGATGCAGAGCGCAACAAGATTGCACAAATCTTAGTATCTGAAAATCCTGATTTAGTTCGTCGTGCTATAACAGATGAACGCGCTATAGCGCAGGCACAAGAGTTCATTGGTAGAATTGCACCGTTTATTGCTAAGTCTGGTGCAACTTTTGGAGCGCGGGAAACCGCTGGCCCAGCGTCAGGTCTTTTAGGCCCGATAACACTGGAAACATATGAAGGGGCAAGAAAGGCGCTACAATGAGACTAGAACCACTAGATCAGACACAGATTGAAAGCATTGTTTCCAAAGCAATCCAAGACGCGGTGGACTTTGTAGACAGCGAGATTGCACCACAACGTATCAAGGCCCAACGCTACTTTGATGGCGAGGTAGACATTGGGTACGAGGAAGGTCGCAGCAGAGTTGTGGCAACAAAGTGCCGTGAAGTTGTGCGCGGTCTAAAGCCAAGTATACAGCGCATATTCCTCACTAGCGAAAAGCCTGTAGAGTTTGTGCCGCGTGGCCCAGAGGATGTTGCGATTGCAGAGCAAGCGACTAGCTACGTTTCATATAAGTTCCAGCAGCATGACGGATACCGCGTACTAAACGATGTATTCCAAGATGCGATGGTTAAGAAAGCTGGCATTGCATACGTTTACTATAATGAAGAAATGGATACAGAAATCCATACCTTCACCAATCTTACTGATGAAGAATTTGCGGTTATCATTGAAGATGATGACGTAGAGGTTCTGGAGCATGAGATGCGCATGAGCATTTCAATGGATCAGATGGGTATGGAGATTGAAGTACCAGAGCATGATGTAAAGATTGCACGGTCTATTCCGCATGGCGACATCTGCATAGAGAGCATTCCTCCAGAAGATTTCTTTGTGGATCGCAATGCGCGTGGAATTGATAACTTCTATGTCTGCGGTCACAGCACAGAAATGCGCGTGTCTGATCTAATTGCAATGGGCTTTAGCATTGAAGACTTAGCGGGATTGGATAGCACTGAATATAGTGTTGTTGACGATGAGGCTGAGTTTGAGCGCCGTGGTTACGCGGTGGATGAGGGTGAAGATGAAAACATCTCTGCCGCGTCTAAGAAAATTACAGTCACGAATGCGTACATGGAGTTGGACATTGAGGGTACGGGTATCCCGCGCCTGTACCAATTTTTGTGTGCTGGGTCTACGTTTAAGCTGTTGAACTTCTACGAAGCGGATACAGCGCCTTATGCGATCTTTGAGTGCGATCCAGAGCCACACGCTTTCTTTGGTTCATCACTGGTTGATTTGGTCATGGACGATCAGGACGCGGCTACAGCGATGCTGCGCGGTGTTCTTGACAACGTGGCGCTAACGAATAACCCAGCGTTGCAGATTGTTGATGGTCAGGTTGCAATTGACGATTTGCTGAACAACGAGATTGGGCGCATTGTGCGGGTGAAAGCGCCTAACAGCGTCATGGAAATGGCAGTACCGTTTACAGCGGGTCAAACACTTCCAGCACTGCAATACTTTGACCAGTTGGTAGATAACAAGACAGGCGTTTCTAAGATGGCGCAGGGTCTTGATCCAGATGTTCTAAAGTCTTCTACCGCAACAGCGGTTGCAGCATCTATGGAAGGTCAGACAGGCCAAGCAGAGGTGATTGCGCGTAACTTTGCAGAGGGCGGTATGCGCCAGTTGTTCCGCTTGATGTTGGATTTGATGGTTAAGAACACCGACAGTGAAGAAATCATGCGCCTCAATGGTTCATTTGTGCCTGTAGACCCTAGAGCGTGGGATACAGACATGGATTTGATCGTCAACGTGGGTATCGGTACTGGACGCGAAAACGAACGCGCAGCGGCCCTACAGCAAGCCCTACAGATACAGCAAAGTATCTATCAGGCATATGGCCCTATGAATGGTGTTGTAACGCTGACGCAGATCAGAAACACTTTGGCTGATTTGTTGGCTCTTGGTGGATTGCGCAATGCGGATCGTTACTTCATGCCGATGACCCCAGAGATTGAGCAACAGATGATGATGCAGCAACAGCAGATGGCGCAGCAGCAAGCAATGATGCAAGCGCAACAGCCTGATCCTAATGCAGCGTTTATGCAGACCGAAGCCATGAAAGCGCAAACGAAAGCGCAAGTAGACATGACTAAGGCTCAGATGGACTATCAGTATAAGATGCACAAGCTGGGCATGGATGATGACTTGGCGCGTGATGACATGGTTCAAGACTTGGCGGTTAAGGTTGCTGAGATACTTGGCAAGTACGGAACAGCGGTTGATGTAGCAAGCGTGAAAGCAGAGCAAGACGCAGTACGCGAACACAACGCGCAGATGATGGGAATGCAAGGTGGATATTGAGCAAAGAGCTAAACGCTCAAAATCACTGTTAGAGAATGAATGGTTTAAGGAAACCATAAAGGATTTGCGGGACACCCAAATGAGGACTTTCGCAGATAGCAGCGCCCAAGAGGTGGAGAAACGTGAGGATGCTCACGCCATTTTGAGGGCATTAACAGCAATAGAGCGTCAACTACAGGCTGATGTAGATGCCTTGGCGCTTGTAAAACGGAAGGGAAAGCACCGTGGAAACGACTAACCCAATCAACGGTAACGATTTAGAGGCGGTTACCGAAAACTTGATTTTAGAAACGCCTAGTAATTCTGATGATGCATCAGAGGAAGCTGTTGCGGCAACTGGGGACACTCAGCCTGAAGCAGTGGAGATTGAAGCACAAGATCAGGATGATGACGTATCATATGACGACACAGAGACATATGATGAGGATGTTGAGGTTGAGGAACCCGCAGTTCAAGAGGAGCCGACATACTTCACTGTCAAAGTTGATGGTGAGGAGCGTCAGGTAGACCTAGATGAGCTTACCCGTGGTTACTCAGGGCAAAAGTACATCCAAAAGGGCATGGCTGAAAACGCTGAAACTAAGAAGCAATTAGATCAGCAAGCACAGCAGTTTGTCCAGCAAAGCCAGATGCTACAGCATTTGATTAACCAAGCCCAGCAAGGTGGTATTCCTGTTGTGCCTGAATATCCTTCTGAGGAACTGAAAGACAGTGACCCTCTTGGTTTTCAGCTACAGGCAGAAGAATATCGTCGCGCCGTAGAACAGCGTCAACAGTGGGAACGTCAAGTTCAGTATGTGACGCAGCAGCAACGCGCCCAAGAGGAACAGCAGCATAACCAGTATCTTGAACAGCAAGCCCAGCGTTTGTCGGAATGGATGCCTGAATTTGCTGACCCTGAAAAGCGTACAGTGTTCATACAGGAAATGTCTTCTAAAGCTAAAAAGCACTACGATCTGACAGATGAGCAGATCAGCACAGTGAAAACAGCAGAGGAAGTTATGATCTTGAATGATGCGCTGAAATGGCGGGAGCTACAGGCGAACAAGTCCAATGCCCAGAAAAAGGCAGAGGGTGCGCGTCCAGTAGTGAAGCCAGCAGCTAAAAGAGCGGCAACGGCTGGCAAGGCATCAAAGGCTAAAAAAGCATCAGCGGCTATGAAGCGGTCAGGAAGCATAGATGATATTGCTAACTGGCTAACCTCTTAACTTTTGTCTAAAGGAATAAGACAATGGCTGTAACAGCAAACACAAACGAAACTTACGATGTAAGCACAATAAGAGAGGATCTTGCACCCGCATTAGCCTCAATCAGCCCGACTGAAACTATTTTCATGTCAACAATCGGCACACGCAACGTAGACAACACTTACTTTGAGTGGAGTGAAGTAGACCTTGCAGCGGCTGCATCAAACCGCCAGATTGAGGGTGACGTTGGCCTTTCCAACACTGCACCAACAAACGCGGTTCGTAAGGGTAACTACACACAGATTTCTGCGAAAGTTGTTGAAGTATCATCAACAAACCAAGCGGTAAACGGTGTTGCAGATGCTCAAACAGTTGCGAAGCAAGTTGCTTACAAGCTGTCTGAAATGAAGCGCGACATGGAAAAAATGTTGTTGGACAACGTAGCAGCGTCAGCGGGTGCATCAGGCACAGCGCGTCAAACTGCGGGTCTACCAGCGTTTTTGACAACAAACACTGCGCGTGGCACAGGCGGTGCTGACGGTACAACATCAGGTTCTGGTTCTGCTGGTTATCCTGATGCGGCAGCAACAGATGGTACACAACGTGCAATCACAGAGACAATCCTAAAGGGTGTCATTGCTGATTGTTGGGATGCAGGCGCAGAGCCAAGCGTTGTTCTTTGTGGATCATCAAACAAGCAAACTATCTCTACTTTCACAGGTAACGCAACACGTTACAAAGAAGCAGAAGATAGCAAGTTGAACGCAGCAATTGACGTTTACATCTCTGATTTTGGTGAACTTCAAATTGTTCCAGCGCGTCACATTCGTGCGCGTGACGTGTTCGTGCTTGATCCAAACTATGCAGCGGTTGCATTCTTGCAAACAGCGAAGCAAGAGCCTCTTGCAAAAACTGGTTTGTCAGAGCGCCGTTTGATCTCTGCGGAATATGGCCTACAGGTCACTTCAGAGAAAGCACACGGCGTTATCGCAGACTGCTCATAATATTAGAGGGGGCTATCATGGCCCCCTTTTCCTATCGGGAGCTTGTTATGAAGATTGAAATTACAACAGATCGCCAGCCCTTTGTTGATGGGGCGAGAAAAAACAAAGGCGATGTTATTGAGGTCACGGCAGCAGATGGCAAAGCAATGATTGCCAATGGGTTTGCAAAAGAAGTTACAGTCAAACGTGCGCGTGATGCTAAAGGAAAGCTAAAAGCTGATGACCCTTCTACGCCAGATGTAAACGAAGCGTGGGAAGGCGGGAAAGCACCTAAGAAACGCGGAAGGCCAAAGAAGAATGTCTGACACTATTCTAAACACTGAATGGCACACAGAAGATGACAAGGTTATTGTAAAGCGTAGCCAAGATATTCAAAGCATTCTGGACTTTAACAAAGAGCGCAATATTGACGGTCACAACCGTAAGTCTGACATGCGTCTAGCTGGCTCAATACCTTTTGTGGTTGCTGAAATGTGGTCGCGGGAGTGTGGTGCCAAAATAGGATCGCAAGAGTTCGCAGAATATGTTAAAAAGAAGTTGATGAGTGGTGAATTTAGCAAGCTGATTGCAAATGGTTATTGAGGATCAGAACATGGCGAACGAGAATTGGCATTTGTCAAAGACAATTCCTATATCTTTTTTAGTTGGCATTGTGGCGCAAACCTTCATCTTGGGTTGGCTTATTGCAGATGCGCAGAATACGATTGAAACGAATACTAACAACATCATGCGCAATACGAATGACGTAGAGATGTTGGAAAACCGTGTAAATGACCATGCGGTAATGCTTGGGCGTATTGACGAAAACCTAAAGCATATCCGCGACTATATAGAAAACAAGTGATGCGATGGATCCCGTTAGCTGCGTAGCATTAGCGACAGGAGCGTATAAAACGCTCAAGGCAGCTATTTCCACGGGTAAAGACATCCAAGAAATGGGCAACACGATTGCAACGTGGGGCCAAGCCTTTTCCGATTTCAATAGATTAGAAGAACGCCAGAAAAACCCGCCTTGGTGGGAAAAGACGTTCAAGGCATCTGACCCCGAAAATGCCGTGTTGCTTTGGAATGAAAAGCGCAAAATGGAGCAAATGCGCAAAGAAATTAAGGATCATATTTCTTTCATATATGGGCCATCGGCATGGGATGAGGTTCTTAGAATAGAAGCTGAACAGCGGCGTATTCGCAAAGAGGCTGCATACAAAAAACAAGAGTTTATAGATAACTGCATTAACTGGGCGGTTGGTTTGACTGCGTTTGCGGTTGGTGGAGTGATCTTGGTTTTGGCTATTTATATTGTTGGTAAAGCAAGGGGGCGTTGGTGATGATTTACGTTCTTGTGTTTATACAATACATTCCATCTGCTGAGTTAAAATATTATCAGATCGGCCCAACACACGCGACATATGAGGAATGCGAACAGGAGCGCAGAAAGGCAAGAGAGGGTTTGGTTGTTCACAACAGCCAGACTGTGGTTTGCCTTGAAGTTAGTGGAAAATAAACTGGGTCAGTGGGTTGTTTTGACGGATGATAATAAAGTGGTTATCATCACCACGCATAAGCGGATAGCCGAAAGGTATTTCAATGAACAAGGAAAACTACGATCTAAACGGAAACGGAAAGATTGATCCTGATGAGCGCGAGATCATGTTGGAAGATCGTCGCAGGCGTATGGAAGATCAAGACGCTAAGAGAGACACGCAGAGGCGGCTTACAGTGGCTTGCACAGCGGGGATGCTTGTCTACCCCCTAGTTATCTTTCTCGCAGTCTGGGTTGGCTTAGATCGTGCGGCAGAGCTAATTACGGACATTGCTAGTGTTTATGTGATTGGGGCCAGCGGTGTTGTTGCGGCATACTTTGGTTTCAACGCAATGGAAGCCAATGTGTCGCGGAAAGAAAACGTAGATGTCAGGTGAGCAGTTATTGACGCACTTTGTTGTGAAGCTGCTAGAGATTATTCTAGGCGTTGAGATGACGCTATATCAGGGGGTTATGGTGTAATGCTTGATTTGTTGGGAAAGCTGGTTGATCCAGTAAGCAACATTCTTGACAAAGTTGTTGAGGATAAAGACCAAAAGGCCAAACTTGCGCACGAAATCGCAACAATGGCAGAGCGTCACGCACAAGAGTTGGCGCGTGGTCAGATAGAGATAAACAAAGAAGAAGCTAAGTCACGCAACATATTTATAGCAGGTTGGCGTCCGTTTGTTGGATGGACCTGCGGTTTAGCGTTGTTTTGGCATTTCTTGGGATTGCCCGTCACACTTTTTGTGACAGGGTGGTTTGACTTACAACACCCACCATTGCCAGAGTTTGACATGCAAAGCCTGATGACAGTGTTGTTGGGTATGCTAGGATTAGGTGGGATGCGCACCTTTGAAAAGTTTAAGGGAGTTACAAAATGACGTTTAGTTTATCAACCCGTAGCCTTGGCCGTTTAGAGGGTGTACACCCAGCAATGGCCGACACTGTGAAAATGGCCATTAAGCGCACGAAAATCGACTTTGGCGTAACGTGTGGTTTAAGAACCGTTCAAGAGCAAGAGCGTTTAGTCGCATCAGGCCGCAGTCAGACGATGAAAAGTAAACACATTCCGCAATCTGATGGCATGTCACATGCTGTCGATTTGGTTGCGTATGATGGTTCGTCGCCCGTTTGGGAATTGAACATGTACGATGACATTTGCGATGCGATGGCGGCGGCAGCGCGCGAAGTTGGATGTAAAATCAAGTGGGGCGCTGCGTGGTCAGAGGGTTCTATCACTGATTATGCTGGTTCGGCAGAGGATGCTATGAACGCCTACATTGACCTTAGACGTTCACAGTCGCGCAGGCCATTTCTTGATGGCCCACATTTCGAACTTATGGTCTGAGTTTAGGTTTTATTGATCTGGATAGGGTGTTGGTGCGTATACAGTACATATCAACATCACTATCTGCGTTGAAATACTTATACATATCTTCATTGTCGCGGATTGCTATTTGACAAGCCTCATAGTCTGGCAAAATCAAATATGTTTCTATGTCAATCCCACGCAGTGAATATTCTATGTATAACGCTGTGAAAAATTCCATGTTAGTTCACCTTTAATTTTGGGGCGTGGTATTGCTTTTTGAAGCCAAACGCTGGGTGTCCAGCCCAGTAACCGTCTATCCATGTCCACCACATATTACGATGTTCTGGGTTCAATGCGTGTGGTCTTTGCTGCGACTTTGGGTGATGTTCTTTTGCGCGTTTCCAGTGGCCTCTGTTAAAGTGTAGCGGCATTTTGTGATAACCTTTGTCGTAAGGCTCTTTTGCTTTAGGTGGCTCATCTATGTTCCAAGTCACACGGTGCCAAGTATCAACTGCCTTACCCATACCACGGTGCATTGATTTTCTTTGTTGTCGGCATGCGGCAGGTTTTGTTTTTGTGATACGAGATGTATTAATAGTTCTGAGCATAAGCATGAAATCAAAGCTTAGATCGCGTGGGCCGTTGCTACGCTCTGATTGATAAGGCAAAGGATTAATAAGTTGCAGAGGCTCACCAACTTTTAAAATTGAAACTTTATGTAATGGACAAGCGTTTATTTCAGCAGGGTCTTTTCGCGCATACTCATCTAACGAGCCATAAAATATGTGGTAGCAATCATTTTCGTAATCTTTTAAAGACATCCACGCCAGTGTATTTATGTAATAGACAAACATTATGTCAGCGCAGGGTCTGCATTCGTTAGATATTGGCATATCTAAATCGCAAGTGATTTCTGATTTCAATGCAAATTGAAAAATATCTTTACTCAATTCAAAGCACTGTGCGCGATCAAGTAAGAACATTTGTTCACGCGCCATATTTCTTACATCAGGGTCTACATTATGGCTTTTATAAAGTATATCGTTTACATTTCTGTATTCTTGATAAGCCTGCACAATTCCATTTGAAAATCCAAATGTATTGTCAAGCACTTCGTCACGTTTTTCTTTTGTTATATAATTCATATTGCACTCACTTTCTGTTTTGTTATCTTGTCGCGGTGGGCGGTTTTTTACCCAGTTTTTGTTGGTAATCCCCTAGCTTATCCCGATGCAAAGCAGCCGCCCACACGATCATTCTTCTGTTTCTACTTTTGGCAAATCCCATTGCCTGATTTCTTGCATAATCCTTGACTGCGTAACATCCTCAATGAATGCGATGTTTTCTATCGTAGTTTGACGCAGCAAGGCGCGGTTTATGCGTAGAGCCATCTGTGTCGCTCTCTTAGGCCATCTGTACTGCCTGTCGTTGGTGTTGATCCCTGTAGGCTGTTTCGGCTCTCTCAGGCGCTTCTGTGGCCTTTCAGGGGGTGTTGGGGCGTTGGGTTTCTTCCAGCCCTCTTGTTCGCGTTTCATCTGCATCATTGCACCAATTTCTTGTTCTGTTGGCTTGCGTTGCAATACTCGCGTCAAAGTATCGTAATAGTTCACCATTATATGTTGTATCCTTTTTTCCTCAATTCTGCTGTAAACCGCCGCAGTTCTTGTTGTGCTGCGAATATTTCATTGTTGATGCTAGGTCTTGCATCTGTGCGGTATCGTTCATCTTGCAACCGATCTACCTGCCTGCGCAAGTATTTTAGTATCTGCTCATCGGCTGGGTTTAGTTTCATCACCACCATCCTTTTACTGTGCCTAAAGTCCATGTTGCTACTGCGGCTGCAAATAGCACTGCTATGACTGTATCTTCCCAAGTCCACTTGCCGTAACGCATTACGCTGCCCCCCATGCTACGTCTTCATAATGCTCAAACCAAACTGGGCTTTCTAAGTATGCCTTGATGCGCTTTGGCAACTTGTAAGCGTCTGCGCCTTTGATCTTTGCGCGGCCCTCTGCTAGGTGAACATAATCTAAGTCAAAGTAATGTTCATCGTGGTCTAGTGATCCTACGATAACAATTTCAAATTCAACACCCTTAACCTCAACTGTTGTTGTAGCGTGGTGCGTTGTGCGGCCTAGTGTAAAAAATCCCATTGGTTTGCTCCTATATCTGTCCAGTTTCCCAAAGCTGTTCTTTTGATGCGCGGCTAAATCCGCATTCAAGTTCGCTTTTAAGAAATCCAATTGTACCTTTTAGCGATCCTGTCCATGTAATCGCTGTGCTTGTTGCGCTGTTCCATTGCATCTTTGATGGCGCAAAGAATATCAAGTTCCACTGTTGCCAATACGGATCATATATAATGTCCATATCGCAATCATGCTCTTTGCAGATTTGTTTTAGCTTATCTAAAGTTTTCATTAGTACAAATCCTGTAAATCGTTGTCATAGATGTATTGCCATTTATTGCGATATTCTTGCTCACGCGCTTGCGTTTCTAGTGTATCCGCAAGATCGTAGTGGGCTTTTTCGCGTAGCGCGTCTGCTGCAATTTTTGCTTGTTCCTGTGTCATTAGATTTGCCTTTCTGTTCAACATACACATAAATTAGTCGCTTATGTGATACATTGCAAGGGGGTATTTGCAAAAAAAGTTAAGTATAACTAAGGTCGCAAAATATAGAGGTTACTATTTTGACAGGCACAAGATGTACGAAATTGAGTTGGAAGTATCAGGACAACCGATTGGCAAGGGCAGGCCACGGTTCACCAAAGTAGGTCACACTTACACTCCGCAGAAGACCAAAGAGTATGAGCGGCGTATTCATGCGGCTGCATGGGCAGAGATGGCAAAGCACAACATTGACCAGACACTGAGGCCAGTGGCGGTTGAGATCATTGCGTTTATGGACATCCCACAATCATGGTCTAAGAAAAAGCGACTAGAGGCAGAGTATGGTGCGATAAGCCCTATGACTAAGCCAGACCTAGACAACATTGCTAAGATCGCTCTGGATGGCCTCTCAGGCACTATCTTTGCTGATGACAAGCAGGTGATTAGCATGAAGGTCAAAAAGACGTACTGTCATCCTGACCGTGGGCCAGTGCTTTACATATCAGTGTCTTGGACTGATGAGGGCGCATAGGGCGCATAAGACCAATCGGGGCCGTATTTCTCACGCCATGCGCGTTTATCTTTGTGAATAGCCTGCTTGCTATCGTCAAAGTTTCCCTGATGGTGTCCATCGCATAGAGGAATGGCCCAATCATCTCCGCGTTTATACACGCCATAGCGGTCATGGATTGGGTGATGCGCTGTTGTAGGTGATAGCTGCACCTCATGGTGGGCTTGGCATACTGCACACGGCAGTTCCCGCACTTTGTCCAGTATCTTCTTGCTACGCAGCGGTTTATCTTTTTTCAGGCCAAGAGGTGGGCGTTTAGCTAAGTTCGTCATACTTACCTGCCAAAACTTCTGACACGCGCCCTTGGTTTATGTTTAGCTTCTCTGCAACATCGCGGGTATGCATTTGGGGATTATGTTTGCACATTGATTTAATTTGGTCGCGCAAAAAAGCGGTCATGCGGTTAGATGCTCTCTTGCCCTTGATTGGTTTATGCCTGTCACGGTACATATGACGCAGTGCAGCTTTGACAGACGCGCGAATGTGCATCAGGTCTGTTTCAAAACCTTCTAAGTCTTTCATTAGCTGTTCTAGTATTTTTCTGGCGTGTGGTATGTTGCTCATTTTTTAAACCTCATTTCTTGATAAACTCTCCATAGGCTTTCTATTGGTTGCAGTCTTATTTGCTCCATTGTCATGCAAGGGCCATGACCAAGGTCATCTTCTTTTGCTTCTATGTGGAACTGTTTTCTAGGTATGTAGCCAACAAGAGACATGACATTATCTTTCTCAGTGGCTGTCACCAATATGGAGCAACTAGCTTTAAATGAGGCCAATGACTTAAATAACAATTTACCGTGTTCGTGAAATGTACTTTTAACATCTATACTTATATCCCCTAAAAACATATCCGCGCCATCATCTACGCCCAATTGAAATACGTTGTAATTGCAGCTAAACACCTTTGCTACCGCAAGCTCTGCCTTGATGCCTAAGTAGTCAACATCACTGTCATTTCTTCCTTGGTCTTTCCTTTGATTTCCTACACCACTTGCTCTCGCTAATTGCCACCGCAGAGTAGATGCCTGCTTGCACTGCAACATTTCTTCTAAAGACAAACTAACTTTCAAGGGGGTCATAACCTATTCCTTCTGCCAGCTTTGTCATCGCCATCTCAAAGTATTTAAAAAACTCTGCTTGGTTCATTTTATCAAAGCTGATGCTGTCAGGTATGTTTACCAGTTCACCGTTGAGCGCAGACAACTTGATCCGCACATATCCACACGCAATCTTTAGTTCTTCGTGTAGGTGATGCTCTGTAGGCCATTTGCCTGTATCCCTAGCCACCCTACGCAGCGTAGACCAATACAGGTTGTGATGCGGGTTAGATCGCTTGCCTGTTTGTGACAGGTTGAATAGCGTCCCATCTGGCAGGTCTTCTATGCGCTCTGCGTCATATTGAGAAACAGGTACTAAGTACCCATTCCTCAGTTCCATCTGCAACTTAGTCATCAGAAGGGTATCTCATCGTCCATTGGTTGTTCATTTAGCGTCTGACCCTCTGCCATACGCTGCGGCTCATGCTCAGTATGCATTACCTGCTGGCGCTGTTGACCACCGCCAATCAGCTTAACGTCATTAGCGCGAATACTTAGGTAGGTTTTACCGTTATACTCGCGGGTCTTCAGATCACCTGATACGCCTACTTGTTTTCCTTTCGTAACGTACTGGGCAATTCCTGTTCGGTTATAGTCAACGTCAAAGAAGATCGTGCCTTTATTTGCTCCATAGCCATCATCAACTGCGACTGAAAACTTGAGAAATCCCCCTCTCTCGTTCTCTTGAATTTGACTGTCTTTGGTGACACGCCCGATA